AGAAGAACCACGAGAAGCATAGCTTCAAGAGGATCTACTCAGATATCGAAGCGATGTATCCATTTATGGAGTACTTCGTCTCAGGTATCAATCATGTCGCCCACTGCTACACGGATATGCAACGGCGTCTAAAGTCCCTCAAGTCAGGCACCGCGAAAGTGGTGCTTGTACCCAAGGACTCTAGAGGCCCGCGTCTGATCTCGTGTGAACCACTCGAATTCCAGTGGATTCAGCAAGGATTAGGGAATGCAATTCGACACCACATCGAAAGACGTGGTTGTCTGGCTTATCGGCAGATTAATTTTGCCGACCAGACTGTCAATCGCGATCTCGCCCTTGCCGGATCTCTGGGAGCCGGATGGGTCACATTGGACATGAAGGAGGCGAGTGATCGAGTAAGTGTTGCTCTCGTGCGGAGTTTATTCGCATGGGACCGCGACATGTTCGACTGCCTAATGGCTTGTCGAACCACTTGCACTCGTCTCCCTAATGGTGATGTGTTGCCCTTGAAGAAGTTCGCCCCTATGGGATCGAACTTGTGCTTTCCAGTGGAAAGCATCGTCTTCTGGGCACTTGCCGTAGCTGCAATCGTCCATAAAGACCCCGTCTGGACCCGCTGCAAAGCGGAGTACTCGCGGAGGTCTTATTGGCGCGCTATAGAGCGCGTTTCTAAGACCGTCTTTGTGTACGGCGACGACATTGTCTGCAGAACCCAAGACTATCAGGTTCTGCTCGACGTATTGCCGACGTTTGGACTTTTGTTCAACGTTGACAAGTGTTGCATAGGTGGCTCCTTTAGGGAGTCCTGCGGGATGGATGCCTTTAAGGGGCATCCGGTCCAGCCGCTTCGGTTGAAGCGTCTATGGTCAGTGTCACGTAAACAAGATGCCTTGACCATGGCTTCTTATGTCGCATTTCGCAATGCGGCATATGTCCATGGTCTACACCGTGTGGCGGAACTTATCACTCCGCTTCTCGAGGCCGAAGTCGGTCCCTTGCCAGTAATGGCTTGGGATTGTCGCCGGTCCCCATATGAATTCGAGCCTTGTTCGGCTCTTGTTCTTGTGGAACACGGTACTCGCGAAGGCTTTAGAC